TGACAATCACGATTCCCGGCGTAGTCGGGGTCCCGTATTGCTGCATGATCAGGTTGGTTGGAGTCCAAACCGTGCCCATGATCGGCGCCATCGTTGCTTGAATTTCACCGGCGCAGGTTATGTCACTGCGCGGGTTATGCGTAATAACCTCGATGATATTGCCAACTCCGTTCTTCTGCTGGAACTCATCGACCTGGTCGTTCTGGTCATAGGTATCAACTGCGATCCCCGTCTCATCGGTCGAGCCGAACGTAAAAGGCGAAGTCGAGGGAAACTTATTGATCGACGTTGACGTCCCCGTCGGCGGTCCCGGCGGCGTCACTTGCGGGGTAGGTTGTTCTCCGTTAGGCATATGCTTTTATAGGGTTACAAACGGATAGTAGGTGGCGCTAATTCGCATGCTCATGTTTTTGGCCCGGCCTTTGCTGTAAGCCATCCCCTTAACGATCACGATACCCGTTGCCGTGCCGCCATACTGCTGAAGAATCAGATTGGTCGGGGTCCAGACTGTGCCCAGAATCGGACTCATGGTTGACTGAATCTCGCCGCTAATCGTCAGGTCACTGCGCGGGTTGTGCGTAATGATCTCGATTATGTTTCCAACCGCATTCTTCTGCTGGAATTCATCAACCTGGTCGTTCTGATCGTAGGTATCGACCGCAATCCCTGTTTCATCGGTCGAACCGAACGTAAAGGGACTCGCTGCCGGAAAGGTATTAAAAACCGTTGCGCTGCCAGTCGGTGGTGGTGGTGCAACCAAGGGCGCTGGACTGGGTTCTTCTCCGTTTGCCATAGATTATTGATAGATCGCGTTAAGGGTTACGTGCGCCTGGAAACTGATGTTGTACCACAAGGGTGGCCCCTGGCTGGCTAGCTCGATCGGTGTAGCAGGCGCGGCTAAGAATTTGGTGGCAGAAGTCGGTTCGGTCGCCACCGGCCCAGTCGCTAGTCCGTGCGGCGCATAATGCAAGATACAGACCGTGCGCTCAACGAGCTCAATCGCAGCGATATTGGTCCCGTTGGGGTTTTCCTGGTTCAGCGTTGGGCTCTCATAGATGCCTATCGTCAGCGCTGCTGTACCGCTCAGGTCCGGTTTATCCGCTGCTTGAAGCTGGAATGTCGGCACCATAACCAGGGCACAAATCCCGACCTGGCCCAGGCACAGATCGATCTGTTGCTGGATATCGCCGTGCTGCTGCACAATGATCGGCACCTTTTTTTGGTTCGCACTCGCATTACCGTTATAGAAATCGTCTGCGGCCAGAATCGCAACCGCGGCATTCTGAAGAGAGTAAAGCGTTGTCGAAATCGTAATCATTTCCCGAGTGCAGCGTATCTGGAAAGGACCGACTCAAACCCTTTAGCGAATGCATCGTGAACCGCTTCTGGCTCTGGCAACGCGCCCGGCCAGGGCTTCTGGGTCACGCTCTGGGCCAGCGCGTAAACCGCCTCGAGCTTTTCGCCTGCCTTACGACACAGCGCTTTACCAGCCCTGAAGAGCTTGTCACCAAAGTTCGGTGCCCGAACGCCTTTTGCACCAGAGATCAGTGGAATCGTCAACATCTTTGCGCTCTTGGGCGTAATCGTCCCGCCCGTTACCTTCCAGGACAATAACCCGAAACTGTTATTGATTGTTGCATCCAGCCCCGAGATTACTGGTTGCTGCCAGCCATCCACGACAGCTCGCGCAAACTGCCCACTGTTAGGGCCCGCGATCCAGTGGGAGCCTCTCCAGTCCATCTTGGAATGATAATCCTTGAGGAAATTGTAGGCCGCTTGTGCGCCATCCCGCATACAACGGGTCTGGACCTGGGGCAACCCATCCAGCAACTGGAACGCATCCCTCATGGAAACGTCGATCTCCATTTCAACTGATCCGCAGGAATGCATCATGAGCATTCATCACCAGATAATGCCCGTTCTTGTAATTAGTCTTGGCGCTGGAATCGACCAGATAGGTCACATCCAGTGGATTCATCACCAACAAATGCCACCGTTGCAAAGCTGGCTTAGCCGCTAGCGGCGTAGGTGCTGCTTCTTGGGCCGGCTCTTGGGCTTGGGCCTTTGGTTCTGCTTTTTGTTTAGATTCTGTAGTCATAGGTTTCCAGTTCCCCACCTCGAATCGACATAGGGCTGGTAAGGTTGCCCGGTCGCGTAAGGCTCAAAAAATGGTTCACCACCATACTCGCTCCCTACCGGTGGCGTACCGCCAGGCGGATCGTCAGCCCGCACTACGACCAGATCCCCGCTAGCCGCTTCGGCCAGCTGGGTAAGCGCATCCTGATAATCCTGCCGGCGATCCGGAGTGATCAGCTGCGTGCCCGGCAAGTGGGTCAGATACTTGAAGCGGCTGATTGATATGGCGGCCGCGTAGAGTTCGTCCGGAATCGTGCCGGGCGGCCCCAAATGTCCCTGGTTACGCTTGTTGGCGTTGACCTTGCCGCGGACCATCCCGGTCACTGACTGGACGATCACGGCCAGGTCAGCTTCCGAATCAGGCGAGTCAATGCCCGCCTGCTCCGAAGCTGTCAGGGAATTCTCTATGTCGGTTACCGCTAAGGAGATCCAGGCCATCCGCTTTACTTCTTATGGGGTTCAGTCTTCTTTTGGGTCTGCTCTACGAGCAAAGCCGCGATGAAATAGAGCAGCTCGTTAATCTTACCCAGGCTCTGCCCTATCTCATCGTCGTGCTTTGCTCGCAGATCGACTTTGAGCTCTTCCATTCTAACTGATCGTGATTCGGATTGCGGTGTTCTGCCCGGTCATTTTGATGTTCTGGTAGAAGGTACACTTGTAGCGGTCACTAGAGGTGTTCTCATCCCGCCAGCTCCGGACCCGGGTGAACCTACCCGCCACGTTCACAAAGGTCTTCATAAAGCTCGTGTCAAACTGCGACGGACCGTCCTGGCCAAAGAAGATAATGCAATCACTCTTGCCGGAACCGCCTTCGTACAAGGCACCCTGGTTCACCTTGCAATCCATGGGAATATTCCAGAGCTGCCTAGTATTCTCAGGCGTAATCGACTGCACCAAGACTCCCTGGAACCGGCCGCGCACCAGCGGGTTATTCTGGTAAATCACCCAGGCATTGGAATCGAAATAGATCCGGTTAGGCAGAATGCCGTAGGTGTCCGCGATCCGCTTGCAAGCAAGGTTAATGTCGTTCACCGGGTCGTTCGTTGTCGTTGACCATGCGCCTCCGCTAAAGGGTGATGGGATCTGGTTTGCACCGGCACCCGTTGTATAAGCGGTTAACGTCCTGGCCTGGTCAAGCGCCAGGAACAGGTTGTTGTTCATGCAGGTATTAACCAGATCAGTGATCTTGCGCTGCTCCAAGACCGCAATCGAGGCTGGGTTATTCTCACGCTCCTGATCATCAATAAAGGTCTCAAGCGCATACTCGCGATTAATATCGGATAGATCGTTGACACTGATATGCAGCATCTTAGCGGGACCGCCGACAGCTCGCCGCATATCGAGCCGCGATAACGCGTTGCCTAAACCATAATCGTGATAATGGTAGACTCCGCCCCCGACCACTACTTCCGGGGCGATAAAGGCCCCGATCTGGTTTTTTCTTTCCCAGTCGGCCACAACGCCTTGAGAGAAAGTTAAAAGTTGGACATGATCCTTCATCATATTGCTTCCGTGCTCCTCGTTAAATCCTTAGGCGACTAGGTCAGTGAAGAATGCGACCTCGTAATTGCCCAGCTGGTCGGGTTGCTGGCTTACAATCCAGCCAATGATTTTGGATGCGGTCACTACCGTCGTGATTGTGTTGAATGTCGTCTGGTCCTGGTAAGCCAACCCACCCTGCTGGAAGGTCTGCCCTGCCGTCGGTGCTAGCGAAAGCGTGTAACCGCCCTTGACCGCGATCGCTAAATCGCCCGTATCCGGATCATAATCGCTCGTTGCGATTCCGTAGATCCGATCACCTGCCGCAGCAGGAACTTTGGCGGTGCCGTTCGCGCCGCCTGTGCCCGGGGTAAAGCTCACAGCTTGCCCCCGAAGGATAGTAACCGCGCAAGGAATCCGGATTACCCCGGGATCCCTTACGACTGTGCCAACTGATTGGAATGCCATTTTTCTAGCGTCCTTTCTCTAAAAAATGAGTTATTTGGTGTTTAGGCTTTAGGATTCCGGAGGAAACAAGTCCGGGCGTTGCGCTCTAGCCTCGTTAAAGGCATCCTGCGCGTTCAGGTTGGGATTAGCTTTCTGGACCGCATGCCAAGCCCGGTGCTGGGCCTCAACCAGGTCATGGGTTGATTGCCCGCTCAAAGGCCGGCCGGTATCCTTGCTCTTAACCTCGATGATCCGGTTTAAGACCGGGTTAGCCGGCATCGCGGCCAGAACCGTCTTGGTCCCTTCGGGGTCCGAAAGGAAATTGCGCATATAGAACGCCTTGGTTTTCTCGTCCTTGGCCCCGATCTTGCCATCGCCGATCGCCGCCTCGATTACCCCCTCGGCCTCGGATTTCTGGATTGCCTGTACCTTGGCTGCCAGGGATGTGTTTTCGGTCGTCAAACGCTCGTTTGCTGCCTGGGTCGCGGCTAGCGTCTCGTGCAGCCCGTTAATGGCCCGGATTAGAAGTTCCTCGTCCGCGCCTTCCGCCTGCTCGGCGGTGATCACTTCCAGTTCTACTAACTTGTTTGCGATTTTACTCATGTTAATTTCACCGCCGCCTTCAATCTGAGAGGCAGCAATTCTTCCTATTTCTCTAAAAGCCGGGTTATTGGTCAGGGAACCGATCTCGCCAGTCTTGGGCAGCCCAACGACTTGGTTGCCATCCAGCAAAAACGTGGGCGAAAAATGTCCGTAATTGTGGCCCAAGACGTTATCCTTGCCTGCTTGACTCCATTCGACATCGAGAATGATCCCGCGGGTTTCATCCCATTTGAATTCTTTTGGATGAAAAGAAGCCGCACCTTCCTTGTGATCGAACCCGGCATAGGTCAAAGCTGTCTCCTTGAGCCGGCTATTCAGATCACTGGCTAGTTTGGCTGCTGCGTTTGCGTCGACCTCGACTTGGACTGTCTTTGGTTTGCCATTACAGCGGGCCGAAATTTTTGACAGTCCTTTAGG